TCGTTTAAATAGTAATATTTTGCATTTATTCCTTTTCTTTGGGACATTTCAAATTCCCCAACTTTTCCCATTTCTTCAAAATCTTTTCTATATTGTTTAATTAAATTAACTATACTTTTATGAGTTCTTTTTAATTCTCTGGCAACAATTAAACTTGTTGTTAATGGTTGATTATTTTTCAATAATACTAAATTTGACATGAATATTTTCTCCTTTATTAGAATATTTATTCTATTATATATTAAAGGAATATTTATTCCAATACGTTTTTTAAAATTTGTAACATTATTTTTATATAATATCAACAAAAAAGTGTAGACATCAACAAAAAAGTGTAGTATAATATAATTATAGTAAACAAACGGAGGGGTTCAAATGAAAAGATCAGTTATAACAAGTAGCGTAATGTATAAGGCCCATAAAATGACTAGAATAATGGTTAAGAAAGATTCAGGAATCCATTATAGGACACAATTAGGACTTAATATTAGATATATTATGGCACAAGATAAAGAAGCCTATCAAAAGAGAATAGACACTATAAAAGCCCTAAAATGGATAAAACAATATATTAACCATGATAACTCAATTCATAGTGAAGAAATGACAAATATAATAAATAAAATGAATTATGATTTAATGATAAGACATTTTTATTGGGGCAAAAGTTATAATGCTTGGAGTTTAGCCGGTTCTTTAGTTAAAAATCACAGAAAAAATATTCAAAAGTGGGCATAGTCCCACTAAAAAGGAGGCTTGAAGCTATATGAATTATTATGTTTCTTATTTAATAAATGGTAATTTTAAAGTCTATGTTAGTAAAAATTTTGCTAACATAGAAGGCTTCATAAAAGATGTTAAAATAAACGAAGCTAAAATAAATATCCAACTAGTAGATTATGAGCCTAAACTATATAATCCTCTATTTATAAAAATGGAGGCTGAAAAATTAGAAAATCAGGCAAAAAATTATCAAAGATTTTTGAAACATGTACAACTAGTACAAAAAAATATAATTTAAATTAGGAGGTCATGAGATCATGGCAGAAAAAAATACATTACTTCAAAAAATATTTGAAATATCTGAATTATTAGAAATTACTAAGGATAAATCTAAGGCAGGACATTACAAATTTTATAATATTGAGGACGTTTTAACCGTCCTTAAACCACTATTAAATGAAAGAAGATTATTATTAAGATTTAAACATGGTAGCATAAGAGACAATATATATACTTTATGTCTAGAGATTTACGACTTAGAAACCGGGGAAATACTAGAGGATGAAGATAACCAATTGGTTGATACTCACCCAAAAGTTATGAGTTTGGCCCAGTCTGTAAACGTAAGCAAAACATTTTTAAAGAAAAATATGTTAAATAATTTATTTAACATTAAAGAGCCAGACCCTGATTATGACCCAACACAACCACCAAAACCAAAAAAACCACCACAACCGCCAAGACAACCGCAAAAACCACCAGCACCAAATAACAAAATTGATAATAACGATATTAAATATTTTTATGCTGTGTTTAACAAGAAGTTTGAAAAGGCTCGATTAGATACTGAAATAGACGACTTAATTAAAAAAGCCTTTAAGGTTGAAAGCAAGAAAGATATTCTAAAGAATGATCTAAGAAAAATGATTGAATATGCAGACAAAGCCACTCCAGAGGAAATTATCAAAACTTTAAACGATAAGATCGCAAAAAATAATAAAAAATAAAAATGAGTTGGTCGGGATTTCCGACCAACTGAAATAAATCTTAGGAGGCTTGAAGCTATATGAATAAAAATTTTGTCAATGATCTGAGTCTTGAAGAACTCAGATCATTAAAAAAAGATGTTGACGAAAGGATTCAAAGAGAAGACCCAGCAATTGAAAGATTTTTTTATTTTATTATTGATACTGGAACTGAAAATCAAAAAAGTTATGAAATATGGTTAGGTCATGGAAAAATTGATAGAACAATAAGTTATTATTATAAAACAAAAAATAATCGTATTTATACTAAAAATAATTCTCTACAGGACTATTGGGAAATTAGCCTAAAAGAATTTATTAATCAAATAACTAAAGTTCACGAAAGAATAGATAAGGAAGATTTAAGCAAAATAAAAACTGAAATATTAAGGTTAAGGAGGGAATTAAGAAAATGATAAAAAAATGTAGGTATTGCGGCAGTCAGGTAATTTTTACACAAAATAAATTTAGCTTTATTTATAAATGTACTAAGTGCGATGCCTATGTAGGAGTTCACAAAAAAACTCAGGTTCCATTGGGTACGTTAGCCAATAAAGAATTAAGGCACTGGCGAGGAATGGCCCATATACATTTTGATTTACTATGGAGATATAAAAAGTTTGAAATGAAAGATAAAAACGGTAGGCATAAGGCTTATGCTTGGCTTGCTAAAGAAATGGGAATCAAAAAAAATGATTGCCATATAGCAAGATTTGACATAGACGAATGTAAAAAAGTTATAGAAATATGTCTACCACACTATAAAAAAATTTTAAAAAAAATAAAGGAGAGTTAAAAATTATGAATGATAAAGCAATAGCAATTACTTATGAAAATCAAGATCAAATAATTATAAAAAAATTATTACGTCTTGATGTAGTAGAGAATGACTGTAGTATTGAAAGGAGATTTTACGATCAGGATAAAAAAATATGGTACAAAATTACAATAAAAAGGGAAGGAAAAAATAAATTTAGTGCAAATGATAAAGTATTTATTAAACCCAATGATGATAGCGACATCATTGGGGGGATTCATAATTTTGATACTGACGAGGCATTAATACATAATTTTGGATACAAAATCAATTATTCTAAATGTTGGAATAATAAAATAAAAGGGATTATCAGAAGAATTGGAATAAATAATTTTTTCCTAATAGAAGATATTGAAAATATAGGAAAAATGTATATATTTAATAATACATATGATGAAATGAATAAGATGGAATAATATGTAAACAACCTGAGGAAGGAGCAAAATAATGGAAATTACACAAGTTATTGAACAATTAGAAACAGAAATTAAAAATTTGAGAGAAGAAAATAAAAAATTAAAGAAAAAATATTATGATGTATTAGACGAAAGAAACGAATATATGTATATAACAGAACAATTAAGAGAAGAAATAAAATATAAAGAAGTTTAAAGATAGAATAATATGAAAGGGGTGAAATAATGGATAATTCAGGGGCATCCAAGACATTTATTTGTAAAGGTTGCGGAGCAACAGTTATTACAACTATAAAAGAATTAATTGATAGCGAACTTTGTTCTGACTGTCATAAAAAGAAAAAATAATAAATGGGGGAATAATCCCCCAGAAAGGATCCAAAAATGAAAAATAAAATAAAAGAATTAATTTATAATTTACTGAAAGATAGGAATGATTTAATAACTGATTTTATAAATATAGAAGAAATGTTAGATAAAAACAATATTGATTTTGAGGGCGACTCTATTATTCGTACTAGCAATTATGGAGATATATATTTTTGGGTGGGTATGTCTCAAGATTTTGCGGATGCAATTATAGAGCTTAAAGAGGAAGAAAAAATAGATTTTGAGGCGTGCGGTTTAGGAATATATTTATTAGGTGGTAAAGTCTTAAAATTCCCTATAGTTGAAAAAAAACAAATATATGATAAGCCGCATTGGTTACCAGTAATAATAAAATTAATGAGGTGATATTTATGTGTGATATTTTAGATTTTTTAGACAAGGATATATTAAAAAAAGAAATTGCTGAACAAAAGAAAAGAAAGATCATTATTGAAAAAATTAATAGTCAAGATAAAGAAAACTATGTCAAAAAATTAAAAGAGGAGCTGAATAAATATAATGAAAAATAATCAAGAAGTTAGTTTATTAAAAAAATTAATTGAAAGCTTAGAAAGACGAAACGTTATATTAGATGACATAATACAGGAATTAGAAGTTATAAATAAAATTCAAGAAGAACATATAAAAGAATTAGAGACAAAATTAAAGGAGGCCGAAAAACGATGAAAAATTTTAGAATTATATCAGATGGTAAGGTATATTGGATAAGTAGACATTTAGCCGTTGCAGTGTTTATTTATACCAGAAAAAACGGAAAAACTTATATTTTAGCTAATCAAAGAGGGCCGGGGACTCCTGATTTTCAGGGATTTTGGAACTGTCCCTGCGGCTACTTAGATTTTGATGAAACCCTTAACGAGGCCGCCGCAAGGGAATTAAAGGAAGAAACAGGATATAATATAAAACCTGAGAGATTAGAAATGTTCTATATAAATAGTGACCCGGATTCAAATAAACAAAATGTTACTGTACGTTTTAAGGCCCTTGTTGCAAGCCTTCAAACAGAAAATTTAACGATGAAGTATTCAGAAAAAAACGAAGTACAATGTGTTAAATGGATAGATATAAATGAATTAAATAAATATAAATGGGCCTTTAATCATGACAAAATTATTAAGGAGTGGATTAAATGATTACCGGATTAATTAATTATATAGATGAAGTTTATGGAGCATATTTAAGATTAAAAGCATTGACTAATTGTGAAGATGGATATTTAAATAAATTAGCAGAAGAGGCAAGCGAAAGAAATATAACTCTTTTAGAGCTTATAAACGAAAAAATAACAGAAGTTTATTATCCTAAAAAGAAAAAAATTAGTATTTTTAAAAAATTATTTAGAAGGAAAAACACAAAGAAATAATTGGGGGTGTATTTAAATGAATAAAAAAGTGGTTAAGGTACAATACCACCCACCATATAGCCGCAGAATTATATTACCTAAAGATTTTTGTAATTATCTTGAGATAGGCCCGGATGATTATGTTTCAATAGAAATAGATCAGGTTAATAAGTCTATGATCTTGAAGAAACGAGGTAACAAAAATGAATGATTTAAAATTATTATTAGCCAAAAATAAAATAACTATTAGAAAATTAGCAAAAGAATGTAATGTTACCGACTATAGAATGGGCCAAAAAATCAGGGATAAAAGGCTTAATTTAAAAGAAATAAAGATCATATTAGAAATGTTAGATATGAAGTTTGAAGATGTATTTTAATATGATATAATGGATTTGTGAATTCCATTGTAAGTTAATTTATTTGTGATAAGGGCCGGAAATGTATTTTACATTTCCGGCCCTTAGAATATATAATTTAAAATTTTCGGTATATTTTGGACTATTTTTATTATATCATAAAGCCCGATAAATTTATCGGGCTTTATAGAGTGACAATAACAATTTTTTTTATGTATATGCTGTGTTGATTATATCACTTTTTTTACATCTGTAAAATCATAGGCTATTATTGCCTTAAAACCGTTATTTTCCATTTGTTTTTTAAAATTTAATTGATTTTTTGATGGCCGACCTCCGGGTTTTTTTACTTCAATAAAAATTGTTTGTCCATCTTTGAAAGCTATCAGATCAGAAAATCCAACCGGAAGGCCAGTGTCAAAATACCGGCCATCCTCCATTTTTACTTTTCCGACATTTACCCGGAAGGTAATCCATCCTAGCTTTGATAATTCTAGCCTGATTATGTTTTGTATATCATGTTCAGTCAAAATTTTCACCTTCTTAATTTTTTTAATTTTATTTTTTCTCTACATTTTGAACAAATTTTATATTTGCTATCTCTTGGATTTAAGCAACGTATACATAAATTATTTTCTTCAGAATATTTTTTATTAGTTTTATATCTATTTTTATAATATTCTTTATCATGTTTTTTCTTTCGATACTCTGAGTTTAAATAATTATGTTGATCTCTACAATCCAAACATAATATAAAAGATTTAAATTTGGGTTTTCCGCATCTTACGCATAAACCCAAATTTTTACGAAAATAATATAATTTTTTATTTGCCATGACATGGTAACTCTGATATATGAGCATTCCACCTTTTAATAAAAGTAACGTTTTCTTTAGAACATGTTACAATATACTCTAATATTTCGGGTAATCTTAATGTATCTTTTGAAATATGCTTACAATGATTGCAAGTCATACATTTAAACATTTCGTCATTTTCTGAATTATGATGAGACATTTTCATATGTTTATGATGCTCTTTGTTTAATCTTTCTGAATAATTTAAAATTTCTTCTTTTGTGCAGGATTCCGATGATTTAATATTAACAATTTTAGTTACATTATAAAGCTTGCACCAGTCAATATATTCTAATAAAGTTAATCCTCTTTTAATATCGTTTTCCTTTAATAAATTAATCATAATAAAATATCCTTTCTATCATTAATAAAATGTTTTTGGTGTGTCCACCATCCCCGCTTATACCCTGCTAGTTTTTGAAATCTTTTTAAATCATCTTCAGTAATTTTTATATCATTTCTTTCTTTTATTTGATGGTAGATCAAACCGGGTTTATAATTTTTGATTTCAACAAAATCAATTATTTCTCTTAAAGTTTTTAATTCATGGATATAGGAAAATCTTTTTCCCTTTAAAATATCTTTTTTATTTATTTCTTCAAGTTCTATATCTATAGTTACGGCCTTAGTTTTTTCTTTATTCTGATTAAATACATGGCCGCAATATGGACAAATTTTTATTCCTGAGTCTACCACTCTAAAACATGCCGGACATTCTCTAATACCAACTTGATTTTTTTCTTTTTTAAGTTTGCCTTTTAATGTCCATTCCCTGTCATCATCTGGTAAGCCATGTTTAAAGCAATTACCTACATGATCTATAATTATAGCGGTCTTAGCTTCCTTGTAACGCATAGACCTCATTGATTGTTGTATATATAAACTTAATGACATTGTAGGCCTTAATAAAATTACACACTCACAATCTGGAACGTCGAACCCCTCACCAAACAGATCAACATTTGTTAGGACTGTAATATTTCCAGCCCTGAAATCCTGTATTGCTTCCGCTCTTTCATTTTTTGGGGTATTTCCGGCTAAATGTTTAGCCGGAATATTTTGTTCATTAAATTGATTTGCTGTGTTTATCGATGATTTAACCGATGCACAATAAACAATCGTTTTTTTACCTGCAGCTAATTTTAAATAATTTGTTATTGTCTCACCATATATTTTTTTTTGTTCCATTAAATTTGTCATTTCATCCTTTTTATATTCCCCGGCCCTTATATGCAGATCGGAGGTATTGGCTAATTTAACTGAATACATTTTATAAGGGGCCAGATAATTATTTTCAATTAACCAGCTTATTTTTGGCCCTAATACCATATAATTATAAATTTCTTCTAATCCTTCACCGTTTAATCTTATCGGTGTTGCTGTAAACCCCAATAAAAAAGCATCATCAAAGTATTTATATACTTTAATATAGCTTTCTGCCAAGCAGTGATGATTTTCATCTGTAATAATAACTTCCGGGCGTTTCATTTTTTCCAGTCTCCGGCATGCGGTTTGTACCATGTACAAATCAACAAGATCAAAATTTACATTAAACTGATTTAATGTATTTTTAATTTGTTCTATTAGTTCCTTACGATGTACAAGAAATAAAACTCTGTTGTTTTTAACTGTTGTATCATTTATAATTTTAGCTAATATAACAGATTTTCCAGAACCGCAAGGGGCCTGTATACAAATCTTTTTATATTTTAATAAATTTCTTTTTATTTCATTTATTATCGATATTTGATAATTTCTGAGTTCCATAATATACCTCCAAACTTTTTATTGACTATGTATATATTATAGTCTATAATATAGTTATCGTCAAGTCGAAGGAGGGAATTAAATGTTAATTAAAAAAGTAGTTAAAAAAGGAAGTTCAAAATATATTTTAATGCCAAATGATATTTTGGAAATGTTAAATTTATGTTTAGGTGATGAAGTAGCAATAAATGTTGAGAATGGTAAAATAGTAATTACACCAATAACTAAGGAAATAAATAAAATGGGGTGATATATATATGTTAAAACTAACATATAATATAAATATTAATTACAATAACTTAAGAAAAATAGATGTACTAAAAAATATGCCTGATAATTGGGTATTGTGGGGGCTTCAAGAAAAAAAGGATAAATTAACAAAGCCTCCAATAAACCCAAAAACATTGGGCTTAGCAATGAGTAATAATTCTAATACCTGGGCCGATTTTGAAACAACAAAATCGCAACAGATAAAAAATATTGGCCGAGAAATAGAAAACAATGGGAAAAAAATTATAATAGCCGGAATAGGTTTAATGTTACCGGGTACAAATTTAATATTTGGAGATATTGATAATTGTCTTGAAGATGGCAAATTAACAGACACAGCAGAGGAAATTGTTAATACTCTTAATACATATGTTGAAATATCACCATCCGGAAAGGGTTTAAGATTTATGTTAATAGATGATGGGACATTTGATAAATTTAGAGAATCTCTAAATTCTACCCATTATAAAAATAAAAACCCTCTGGAGCATATTGAGATTTATTCTCAAAATGACAATAGATATTGCACTTTGACAGGTAATTCATATAATAATATCCATATTATTAATAATAATATGGATATAAAAGAATTATATGAAAAGTTTTGGAAGAGGCCAGAACCGAAATCATATTTTAATGTTAATTATAACACTGGCATTACTAACCTATCAGATCAAGAAATTTTTGATCTAATAATGAAGTCTAAAAATGCCAATAAATTTCAAGACTTATATTACCAGCCCGGTCAAGATGGTAATAGCGAGGGCGACATGGCACTGGCGGCCATGTTATCGTTTTATACTAAAGATCATAGTCAAATAAAAAGAATGATAATTAACAGTTCAAGGAATCGGGATAAATTTAGAAAACATCCTACATACTTGGATAAAACAATAGAGACGGCCATAAATACCTGTAGAGGTAGTTATGACCCGAATTATAACAAAAATAGCAATACTTACGATAATAATATAGTAAATGGAGATAATTGTCAACAATCAAAATCAAATAAGGCTGTGGATAATGTGGATAACTTGGATTTAAAAAAAATCAAATGGCATCCTGATTTTTGTTTTGCTAAGATTGAAGTAAAAACAGACGGAAAGCCAAAAAAAGTTTTAATTAGATTATCCGAATTTTGGAAACAATATCCCGATAAAGAAAGCCGGCCCAAAATGGTTGGCCTTGATATAATGCACGTTACGGAAAATGTGTTATGTTTATTAAAACATTATAATATTGTATTAAAATATAATGTTATAAGAAATACTTTTGATGTTTTCAAGGATGGTATTATTTCTAAATATAATTTAGAAACATTTTTTGTAGAAATCCGGGATAAATGCGAAAAACACGAGTTTAATATAACTAAAGAGAAATTAACAGATATTTTAATTAAAATTTCACTAGACAATGAGTATAACCCCATAGAAGATTATTTAAAAAAATCTTATCAATATTATTTAGGAAATCCCGATAAAGATATTTTCTATAGGTTAATGGATACTATAGAAAGTAATTCAGAGTGGAAAGAAAAATTTATCGGAAAATTTCTATTACAAATGATATATTTAGTCTGTTCGGATGATGACAGCCAAGCGGCCGCCGACTATATGTTAGTATTACAAGGGCCGCAGTTTATCGGGAAAACTACTTGGCTCAGAAATTTATTGCCAGATAAGTTTCGATCTAAATATTTTCTTGGGGGGCGAACTTTGGATCCCACAAACAAAGATGATAGAATCGAAACCCTAGCTAATTGGCTTGTTGAAATGGGGGAAATATCAAGCACTTTCAGAAAAGCAGATCAGGAAGCATTAAAAAACTTCATAACTGATTATAAAGATAAATTTAGGCTTCCATATGCTAAAGAGGCAATAGAGCGTAAGCGTAGAACTTCTTTGTGTGGTACAACTAACGATAATGAGTATTTAAAAGACTTAACCGGGACTAGAAGATTCTTAACCCTCCATTGTAAGTCTTTTGACAAGGAGGCTAATATTGATATTGATATGCTTTGGGGCTATATGTATTCACTTTATTTAAAAGGTAAAACTTATAAATTTACTAATGAGGAAGTTATTAAAATTATGGATGATAATGAGGAATATATAAATAAACCTGAAAAATTATTAATGATTGAAGATACTTGGGATTTAAACCCGGCAGAAAATGAGGGCGAATGGCTGACAGGTGCAGAAATTTATTCTAGTCTATCAGATGAAAGAGGGTTATTAAATAAGTTCACAATAGGCCGGGAGCTGAAAAAAACTAAAATTAAGTGGCTAAGGGATAAGCATTTAAGCAAAGATTTATTTTATGTAAAATTAAAGAGCTATTAGCTCTTTTTTTTATTTAAATACGTCCGGTAAAGCACTACCTTTTTACCTAAAATTAGCTCTTTTTTTTTCCATTTTTTATGCTGAGTTGCTTAGGTTGTGCGTAGGTTAATTTTTTGAACTCAGCATTTTTATATACATTGGTATGACTGGCTTGTAGGTTTTTTTTGCTGAGTGCTGAGTATATTCTCTTAAAAAAAAGGGTAAATAGTTTTAGATGGTAAATTGTGTTATTTTTATGTTGCTTGGGTAATTATATAGAAAAATTGCTTCAACCTAAGCATAAATTTTGTATCTTAGATCAATACTGGGCTTGAATAGGCTGAGTATACTCCGCAAATACTCAGCAAAATTTTTTACACTCAGCATGAATATTTAACATCTTTTATAATATTTTACAGTAATTTATATTTATTTATAGATATGTTTAATTATTACATTATTGTAGTATTTTTTACATAATTGGTAATTTGACAGTATAATTTTTTATTGATAAACTAATATTATTATTTTGAACATAATTTATATAAAAAAACCGGATATTTTTTATTCGGTTTTTTTATGTTATAATATTTATAGGATGATTTTAAAATTCTTGTTTATTAATTATTAAAAGGGCTATTTATATTAGCTCTTTTATTATGTTATAATAAAGATACAGATATTTGATTAAGTTTTTTCAGGACTTCTTATTGACTATAGGGTAGGGATATTTTTAAAAGATATGTTTGGGCATATCTTTTTTTATATTGCAAAAAGTGTAAAAATGTGTAATAACGTGTAATAAATCATATTTTTTTTTTATATTTTATTTATATTTTTATTGTGTTATACTATAATTGAATTCAATATTTAGATAACAGATTGTCAGAGGGCTAGAGAATTTTTATTCTCCGGCCCAATTTCATTTGTAATATAAAATTGGAAAAAATAACTTGAATATGATGTCCCTTTTTGATATAATATAATTGTTATCAAATATTGAAGGGAGGAAAAAACATTATGAAAATTTTCTCAGATTTATTTTCTGGTGGTGATGATAAAAATAATGATAAGCCAAAAGAAAATAAATGTCCAAAATGCGGGGAATCTCCTGTAAGTTTTAGACCAAATTATGCAAAAAAATTAACAAATTATAAGTGTAAGAATGGACATGATTGGAATGCAAAATAAGCAAGTAATAATAAAATTGGGAAGCTCTCTTAGCTTCCCTATTAATAACATGATAGTTAAAAAAATAGAAAGAGAGACACAAAACTATTATGTTATTGATGGACTTAAATATAGAAAAAGAAAACGTATTGTAAATGGAGTTATAGCCTCCAAGAAAAATGAATCAAGATATTTTTCAGATCATTTGGTATTGGATGCTAATAATTCAGAAGTAATCGAAATACATAAAAATTCTTGTTATGATTACTTCTACCAAGAAATGTTAAAAGAGGTTAGAAATATGAATAACCCTACATTCACAGAACTTTATCAAATATGGAGGAAGCTAAGAAATGGAAAATAAAAAAATGCCAGACCCTAAAAAAGTTGTAATCAAAATTGATGATTATGAATTTGAAGCCGGGCAATACATAATTATTGCCAAAGGTAAAAATAATGATGATTATATTCATTCATTAAGCATTATTTCAAGTCATACCACAGGGGCCAATATGCTTGAAGAATTAGAAAGACATAGAGGTAATATAAAAAATGAGCTTAAAAGATATAAATTTGAAAATCTATTAAAAAATTTTGTTGATTGTTCCGATTGCCCGGAACGATTCGATTGTGATACTTATAGAAAAGGAGGAAATTAAAAAAAATGCTTAGTAAGAATGATGATATTAAAAAAGTAGAAATAACCTTACATACTGATAATGGAGTCTATACATATACACCAGAAGATTATGTAATTTTATTTGAGGGTGAATTTGACGGCGATCTTGGATTAATTGGTTCTGCCGATATAAAAAAGATAAAATCTGCTAAATTATTTGTATGTAAACTAATGGAGATTGTTCATGGTATTAATGATTCAATCGAAAAAGAAGAATCAAAAAAACCATATATTGTAAAAAGTGCAATATGGGCATTTCCATATTTCGCAAATAATGATCTTGAAGGTTTAAGAAAAAATGAAAATTATAATAAAACTGATAAAGATATAATATCAGTGATTGAAGAACTTATAATTGAAAATCAAAAAGGAGATAAATAAAAATGGAAAAAAAAGTAAATATGAAGTCAACAAAGGACGAAATTTTTACAAAACTAAAAGAAGTAACCGCAAATTTAAATTTACTGCAGAAAGAAAATTTAGAGTTAACTAAGAAAAAAATGGAATTTAGCAAAGTTGATGATTCAGCAGAAAGCAGAAGATACGAGTTAGACAATGCTATTGGTACAATTAATTACATAAAGTCTGTGTATGATGATCTATCTAAAGTCAATGATGCCATAGAATTTAAAAAAGAACAATTGCAAGAATTGACTGATATAGAGTATAGCGTAAATACTCTAGAGGCATTAATACAGGCAAACAAGGAAGCTAAGATAAAACATGAAAAAGAAATCAAAGATTTAAATTCAGATTATCAAGAAAAAGAAGAAGAACTAGAAAAATCAAATACTATAAAAATGGAAGAAATTACATATAATACAATGATAGCAAGAAAGAAATTAAATGATAAGCTTGATGAAGAGGAAGAGTCCAGAAGAAAAGTTATAGCAGAGGAAGAAAAGGAACTAACAAGAAAAGTCGAAGAGTTCAGAGAAAAGGAAAATAAATTTAATGAGCTTGAAGAAAGAATAAAAGAGCTTGAAGAAGGAAGAGAACAGGCAATAAATGAAGCTGTAAAGACTGAACTTGGAAAGCAAAGGGCTATTATGACAAAAGACTTTAATCATGAAATGGCTTTAAAAGATGTAAAAAATGATGCTGAAATAAGAGCATTAGAAGAAAAATTATTAATTTTAGATAAATCATTTAATAATGAAGTTGAAAAGAATGAGAATTTATCCGAAAAATTGGCGGCCGCTTATGACAAGATTGAAGCAATAGCCAGTAAGACCGTTGAATCAAGCAGTGATAAAGCATTAAGCTTAAATTTACAAGAAATTTTAAAGAATCTAAAAAAGGAGAATAATTCCAAATGAAGAAGGTAGTTATATTTTTTATAGTTTTATTTATTTTATCCATTATAGCATGTTCCGGGGCTTCTACCCCGGCAGAACATGCCCCGGAACCAACGATTAACAAGGAAGCTAAGACAACGCCAAATACAAATAATTATGAATTTGGGCCGGGTAATTATAAAGTTGAAAAGAATGGAGATATTTTCCCCGGTACTTATCATATTAAATGTATAAGCGGAACCGGAAATGTCATATCTAATGATAATGGGTGGGATGATATGATAAATTTAATTATGGCCCCAAAAACAGATGATTTTTATATTCATGAATATAAAAATGCAACATTGCATGAAGGGGCTACCTTACAAATAGAAAATGTTAAAATAAAATTGATTGGAGCTAAATAAAATGGAAAAATTTGAAAAGCAACAAAGAAAATTAGCATTTGAAATAATTGCCAAGCTAATAAATCAATCATTAGACTATGAAAAAGGGCAAAATGGTTTAAACTTCATGTCTACAAATGAATTTTTTGGTAGTTTAACCTTAGAATTCTTAAATTTGAAGAATGAGGTTAAAAGAATTGATAAAACATTTAAATCTTTGTCTGAAAAAACAGCAGACGAAAAAGATTTAAAAATTATGACTCAGATATTAATGAGTGATATTTTCCAGCTTGTAGAAACAGCCGGAAAAATGGGGGCAATTCTAAAGAAATGTAATTCAGAGTTAGACGATGCGATTATATCAAGTATTTCTAAATTGGATGCAGAAGACGAAGAAAATTAATTTTTACCCCTCCCCTACCCTCTTTATTATGTCTATTTTGTTAAAATAAGACCTATTTGATAGGGTAGGGGAGAGGATTAAATTTAGGAGGAAACTAAGAAGTGAACGACTTAATAACACATATAGTTTTGGTAGGTATAATGTTGATTTCGCTAATAATAACATTATTAATTATAAATTCTTATAGAAAAAATAGCATAAAAATCTATAATAAAATAACCAAATCAGATCAAATCAGTAAAGATCAATTATCAACAGTGGAGGAAATGGGAAAAAAACTTCAAGAAAAATTTTACTCACTTGATAAGCAAGTCGATGAATTATTAGAAAAAATAGAAAAATTTAAGGAGAATATTAAAAAATGAAATGTGCAAAATGCGGAACCGATGTCAAGGAAGCTAAGATTATAAAGAAAGAAGATATTTGTTTTAGATGTGCTTGTGATGTTCTTGAAACTGAGAATGTCAAAATAAAAAAAGCATTTAATGATATTTACACAGGCCTTAGTAAATTACAGCTTAGAGGATTTAAAATAATGCTTGGGGATGAAGAAAATGACTAATTTATATGACTATACAGTTGAAAGTCAGGACATGATTAGAAATCATGATATTAAGCATATTGAGCAAAAAATTAAAAATATGCAAAATGAATATGACATAATTTTAGAAGAACTTTACGAACAAAATAATATAGTTCAACGGCAAGAACAATTAATTATGTTAACTAGTATAAACTTTCAAATAGTAAGATATACAAGAATTTTAGAAATAACTAAAAGGATGATGAGAAATAATGGCTAATTTTGAAGTTATTTTATCAATGGATAGGATAGGATATAATAATTATCAAAAATTATCTGAAGATAAAAAGAAAAAATTTGAAGCGGAATATAAAAAAACGTTCCGCTTTAAGTTTAATGAATTGAACTATTACATGAGGAAATATATAAATAAATGGGGTGACTAAATGAAATTAATATCAGTAAGAAAAAATATCTTACATACACAATGTGAAAATTGTTTATTATGTTTGCATATAAGATATACAGTATTTTATATAATAACCCCTTGGAAGTATAAAAATTTTAAAATCTGTTTATTTACAGATGATATTAGATATGGATTTTACAGCAATAAGCATGTTGATTTTGAAATTAGGAAGGAAGCTAAGAAATGATAAATAATCCATTTAATTATTTTTTTGAAGCAGATCAAGAAAAGAAAATTTTAAGTTTTTCAGATTTGATTAAAAATTTTGAAGAATCTGGAGAGCTTGATATTACACCATTATATAAAGATTATAAAGATTTAACTTTGGCAATGTTAACTATCATAACTAAATATAAAGATGATCTAAAAATTGAAATTGATAATAATATAAAAGAAGAAATTGAAGGGTTTAGGCAATTATTCTTAAATAAAGTTATAATTAAACGAAAGAGTTAAAATAATGAATGAAAGCAAAATTAATTTATGATTTGGGGTATTATGCCCCATATGTTGAGAGGAGATATAATTTAATGAATAAAGAATTATATAAAATGGTTTTTCTTGTAAATAATTCAAAAATAGAAGTGAGCCAGTTAAGTCATAGTGAAGTAAAATTTGCAGTTAATTTTATAAAAAAAAGTATTAATAATATGAGTAAAGATGCTATGTTATATTTTGCTAATGTTTTTATAAGAATTAATGATATAAAAGTATATTATATTAATACTTATACAAATCAAAAAGTTAACATAACCGATTTTGTAGAAGTAAAGGGGGAATTTAAGGGTGAATGAATGGAAAGTTAAACTATTAACTGACACAATGCAGAGCATGACAAATATTAGCCCGGATGAAGATAAAATATTAAAGATTGAAGATTTGAGGATGGATTTTAAAAATCTATCTTCAAAAATAATAAATTTGGGAAATCATCCCGAAAATACAACCTTAGCTATAAGACATTTAGAGGATGCATTATACAGATCATTAAAATCAATCTTAATGGAGGTTCCAACTGTTGAACAGTCAAAGAAAGAAATTTAAAATAATTCTGGGGATGAAACCCCGGAAATTAGATTTATCTTGCTTAGATAAAAAAGTTAATACCTTTGAAATTATGGATAAAAATAATAATATTATCATGGAATACGAATTTATTATAGGGAGTGAAAAAAAATGCCAGAGAACAAGGAAATTGATGTTTTTGAAGGTGGTACAATGTATTTATATTATGGGACAGATCATCAAATTGAAATTGGCAAAACTAAAGAATTCAAAATGAAAAGGAGCTTCAAACAATGGATAAGGCAAAAATTTTATTATATCAAATCATTTTTACACTAGACTTCGGGATTCAGCAGCAAATATTTGTTAATATGGAAGAAGCGGCAGAATTATTGGATTTGGCTAAAAAAAATCAAATTATAACATTTAAACACATTCAATTTCATTCTAGGAGAATTTTATCAACACAGTTATTTAAAAAATCTTTAGTAAATAACAAATATGAGCCATTTACATTTTATGATTTTGCACAAGAAAGGGGGAAAATAAATTGATGAATAGATTAAAAAGTAAAGTTGTTTGGGCCAGTATAGCAAGTATTATATTGCTATTCATTAATCAAACAGGTTTAGTCAATGATTTACAATTAGATAGTCTAAAAAATTTAATTGATGTAATATTAAGCTGTTTAGTAGTATTTGGAATTTTAAATAATCCTACCACAAAAGATAAATTTTAGAATTTAGGAGGAAGCTAAGAAATGAATTTTATAAAAATTGGTGGTATTCTATATAATATTAATATGGTAAAAGACTTAGCAAGAGATCATAACGCATTGGGCCGTTGCTGTGGAAATAGCGGTAATATAGACATTGATTCTGATCTGGAAGATAAAATAAAAGATAAGGTATTCATACATGAAGTTATAGAGGCTTTAAATTTTGAGTATGAATTAAACCTTGAACATAATAAAATTAGCATTTTAGCCATGTCATTACACCAAGTATTAGTTGATAATATGACAATTTTTCATAATATAGTAGAAAGGGGCAAAATTAATGAAAAATTACATAGGATGCAAGATAATCAAAGCAAAACCGATGACATACGGTGAATACAAAAAACTTAAATATGGAGATAAGGCAAATTTTGAAAGTAGCCTTAAGGATGAATCGGAAGGATATATGGTAATATATCCTAATCCGGGAAAACCAAATCATATGAGTTGGAGCCCTAAAAATGTCTTTGAAATGGCATATAGGGAAATTGTAGATTATGAAATTGATTTAATCAATGATGATATTAGATTATAGGAGGTTTTTAAAATGGGTTATAAAATAGGTATTGATGACGGACATGGTTACGAAACCGCAGGAAAAAGGACTCCCGACGGATACCATGAAAATTATTTTAATGAAAAAGTAAAAAAATATTTAATTCCTGAACTAAAAAGAAATGGTTTTAGTGTTGTTGACTGTTCTCCAATGACATCAGATAACAGCTTACAAGATAGGTGTAATAGGGCTAATAATGCAAATGTTAATATATTTGTATCAATACATGCTAATGCTTATGGTACTGGCTGGAATAATGCCGACGGAGTAGAAACATATTATTATCCGGGTAGCTCTAGTGGAAAAAAATTGGCTACTTTAGTCCAAAATGAGTTATTAAAAGGAACAAAGCAAGACAATAGAGGTGTAAAATCAGCTGATTTTTATGTATTAAGAAAAACAGCAATGACAGCAATTTTAATTGAGGCGGCGTTTATGACAAATAAAAAAGAAGCCGCATTATTAAAAAAAGAAAGTTTTCAAAAAGAGACTGCTCAAGATATTTGCAGAGGTATTTGCAAATATTTTAATAAGTCTTATAAAAAAGAAGCAACAACAACAAAACCAAAGACAGGTTATACAGGCATATTAAAAGAAGCATTCGATAAAGGATGGTTTATAGGTGAAAAATACAAAGAAACAGATAATATTAATTTTGAAAACTTATGTTACATCTTAAGAAACTTTGAGAATTACATGAAAAAGAAATAAAAAAGTAGTATAATATATATACCTTAATAAAATAAATAAATACTTTTAAATCTCAAATTTTTAATTTTTTGGTTTAGATAAGGGCCTCTAAGTTTGTACAGCTTAGGGGCTTATGTTATAATCAGGTTAAAAGGAGGGGCGATAATATGCAATATAAAGATATTTACACTTTTATAAAAATTATGAACAGTCTATATGTTGATAATACACTAACTGCGGCCTTAAAGTTTGCAGTGATAAAAAACATGGAAACCTTAAGAAAAGAAGAAAAAAGTCTGGTAGAATTACAAAATAGTTTATTAGACAAACATGTAGAAAGAGACGAAAATAATAATTATAAAAAAGTTGAAACAAATGTTAAGGGTAAAAAATCTATTATCTTTGTGTATAAAGATAAAGAAGCATATCAGACAGAAATGGAACAAATATCAAATGAAAAATTTGATATGCCAAAGAAATTTTTAATGTCTGATATACTTAATTCTAAATTAAGTCCGGCAGAAATAGACACTTTGATAAGATTTAAAATGATTGAGGAGGATGTCAAAAATGGCAGAAGTAAAATCTAAAACAACTCTGACTGAACATTACAGAGGATTAGAGTTTAAAATAAAATATCTTAAAGAAGAATATGAACACAAGGAATTTATTATAAACTCATGCGGAAAAGAATTTAATTGTGAAATTAAATTTAATGAAGATCGGCAACAGTTTCAAGCAATTGTTAGGCACGATGGAAGGACAAATAGCCTGTCATTTTTTCCGGTTCCTAAAAATGCAAAAGATAATATATATATGTATATATCTTTTGTTGTTGGTTCTCCAGATAATCAAAGTCAAAAAAAATTAGGTGATTAAATTGTCTGAAAAAAAAAATTAAACATGCAAGAGGAGGAATTTGCCGCTTTTTATTGTACTTATCATAATCAAACAAAAGCGGCCTATTATTCCGGCCTATGCAAAAATATAAAATTAAAAAAAGATTACGATAAATTAACACCAAAAGAAATTAGAAGTTTAAGCAATGCCGGAAATAGAATGTTAAATAAAGATCATATCTTAGAGCATATTGAAGAATTAAAAAATATAGCAAAAGAAAAATTAAAAAATGAATTTATGGAATCTCAGGAAGCTATATATAAATACTATGAGGAAGTTATGAAAAGAGCAATAAAAGAAACAAAAAGAATCCATATAAAATACGGCATTGAAGCCGCCAAAGAGTTAATGAAAAAGCATGAGGATAAATCAAACAATGTTACAATAAATATAGTCGACCCAATGAAGGGAAGGCAAAAAAAATGCTAGAAATTTATGATTATATAATCCCAAAATTTGATGATTTCGTTCCGGCAATATTAAATATGGAAGTATCGGAAATAGCATTGAGAGGCGGCAGAGGTTCGACAAAATCGTCATTTGCTGGCTTAATGCTTCCATTTTTATTAGTTATGGATTGTAAGCGTGGCATACAATCTCATGCAATAGCAATAAGAAAAGTTGGAAATACTCTCAAAAAGAGTGTATACAATCAAGTCAAAAAAGGTATTTCTATGCTTGGGTGGGATAATCTTTTTAAATGTACAGTGTCACCAATGGAAATTATTTATAAACCATCGGGCCAAACAATATTTTTCTCCGGTTGTGATGACCCGACGAAAATTAAATCTATAACCGTTCCAAATGGTTATATAAAATATAGATGGTTAGAGGAATTTGACCAATTTGACGGAGAGCCAGAAATTAGAAATTTAAATCAATCTTTAGCAAGGGGCGGCAGAACTCTAGCCATTTATACATTTAATACACCACCATCAATAAATCACTGGGTAAATAAATGGTGGCTTGATTCATATGATAAAAGAGGATTAGTCCAAAATACCAGCACTTGGGAAATGGTTCCGCCAGAGTGGTTGGGTGATGACTTCATCTATGAAGCCAATTATTTAAAAAGAAAAAATCTTCAAGCTTATAAAAATGAATACCTTGGAGAAATAACCGGTATAGGCGGCGAAATATTTACTAATGTTAAAAATATTACTTTGACCGATGATGATATTTTAACATTTGATAAAATAAGACAAGGCCTTGATTTTGGGTTAAGGCGTGACCCTTCGGCATTTGAAAAGTTGTGTTATTCAAGAAAACATTCTGCAGTTTGGTTTTTTGATGAAATATTTGGTTATGGATATGCTAATCGTGAATTAGCAGATTTAGTAAGAGCGAAAGCCATTTACAACCAAATTATAAAAGGCGATTCAGCAGAACTAAGGTCAATAAACACAATGTCAACAGAATATAATATAAATATGATACCATGCCAAAAAGGCCCTGACAGTGTAAGACATGGAATTAAGTGGTTCCAAGACTTAGAATCGATCAATATTGATCGAAAAAGATGCCCTAATGCTTATCGAGAATTTTCGACTTATTCTTATGAGAAGAATAAACAGGGCGAATGGATAAATGAATATCCCGACAAAGATAATCATACAATTGATGCCGCAAGGTATGCACTTGATGATATTATTTTACAGTCAGGTTGGAGGGTTCCGAAACATGATAAACATTGAAAATATTGATTGTTTCAAAGCAATGAAAAACATTAAAAATAATTCTATAGATATGATCTTGACTGACCCGCCATATGCAAAAACAGCGGCAAAATGGGACAAGATATTTAATATAGATTTGTTATGGAAAGAATATAAACGGATAATTAAAAATAATGGGTGTATTGCAATATTTGGTATAGAACCATTTTCAACATTAATCAGATATCCAAATTTAAAAAATTATAAATATGATTGGATTTGGATAAAAGATAAAGCAACAAATTTTTTAAATTGCAAAAAACAGCCACTAAGAAAAAGTGAAAATATATCTATTTTTTATAAAGAACAAGCTCTATATAAACCACAACTTTTTAAAAATGACCCAAAAAATATCCGGCCACCTAAGAAAAGAATGTATAAAAGTGATCTATACGGCGATCATTACAAAGTAGTTAAAAAAACGATACCCGAAGATATGTGTTACCCAAATAATTTATTGTTCTTTATTAAAGAACAAAGACCATACCATCCGACCCAAAAACCTATTAAGTTACTAGAATATTTAATAAAAACTTATACTGCAGAAAATAATTTAATTTTAGATACCTTTATGGGTTGCGGCAGTACTGGCGTGGCCGCTAATAATTTAAATAGATGTTTTATAGGCTTTGAAATAGATAGACATTTCTTTCAAATAGCTAAAAATCGTATATTTGGATATAATAATAAGAAAGGGGTGATTTTATGAACGGTGAACAATTAACCCTAATTATAAATAAATGGGTTGAATCAAAAGAATATAAAAATATGATAGATGGCCTAAATTATTATTGTTCAGAAAATGACATAAAAAAAAGGGAATTTAAATATATTGATGGGCTTGGAGAATCGAAAAAGGATAGGTATAGAGCAAATAAAAAAATACCTACAAATTTTCTAAGTACATTAATAGATCAAAAAGTAAGTTATTGTTTAAGTAAAGATGTTATTGTGGATAATTTTAATTTATCATTTGATCTTAATGAGGAAATAGATGTCGTTGCGGAAGAGGCAAGTATAAAAGCTCAAGGCTGGACTTTTTTTTATCCATCTTCCGAAGGAGAACTAAAGACAAAAGTTGTTGAGTCAGAAAATATAATTCCACTATATGACAATACTATAGAAAAAAAATTGATAGGAATAATTAGGTTATATTCAAATGATGATAATAAATTCGCCGAATATTGGGAACCGGAAGGAAAATTTATTTTTATCCTAGAACAGGAAGGATATAAATTTATAGAAGAAACTTCCCATTTTGATAATGGAAATTGGGGATTGATTCCTTTTGCTCCATTATATAATAATAGACATAAAATGAATGATTTACAAAGAATTAAAACTTTGATTGATTGTTATGATCTTACAATATCGGATTTTGCTAATAACTTTATTGATTTTCAAGAATTAATTCTTTTTATCCGAAATTATTCGGAAAATGTAGCGACAGAGACTGCCGCAATAGAATTAATGGATTGGCTAAAAAAATATAAAATGATATCAGTTAGACAAGATGGGGGAATTGATATTATTAGTAGAGAAGTGCCATATCAAGCAAGAAGTGAATTTTTAATTATACTAAAGAAACTTATTTACACTTTTGGAAAGGGTGTTGATATTGATGATCTGAAAGGTGCATCATTAACAAATGTTGTAATTAAAGCTCATTTCTCTTTACTTGATATGAAAGCCAATAAGTTTATTAAAGAAATAAAAAGATATATTAAAGAATGTTTGAAGATCAATAATAAATGGCATGAATTACACAATAAAACACGATCTGATATCAATAAAGTTGATATCACAATAAATAAGACTATCTTAATAAATGAACTAGAGAATGCCGAAATAATGTTAAAATTAGATGGTATTGTCTCAAGAAGAACATTATTAAAAAATTGTTTTATGGTCGACGATGTAGAAGCCGAATTAAAAGAACTAGAGAATGACCAGATGGAATATAATAATAATGATGGTAGTGAGGATTTGATTCCAAATGAAACTTAAAGAATTAAGGCAAGTTTTAAATGATCTAATGGGTGTATTAGATGATAAAAATGTAAAAAAAGAAGTCGGAAAAACTTATAAATACATTAATCAAGAGCTTGCTAAAGATTTGAATAGTTCTGTTAATGCAACGTTCTCCGGCACTGCAAAACAAATTCAAGTTGATATAATTTTAAATAAAAAGGATAAAAATAAAATTATAAATTCCAAAGTAAAAAGAAAAACTATATTTGATAGAATTACAAGAAATGGCAAAAAATTGACTAAAGATGTAAAAAAAATCGGTCTTGAAAATAAACTTAACATAAAAAAAAGATTTAACAGGGAATATAATAATACTAAGAGAATTATCCGAACAGATTCGCATCGGATTTTGGAACGGACTAAAAATTTTTGTAATAGTCTAGCAAATAAGGCCGGATTTAAAACAAAGGGCCGTTGGATATGTTCATTTAGAAATTCAAGAGATGCCCATATTAGGATGCACAATCAAATAAATGACAATGATGGATATTTTTCTATAGATGGATTTAAAACAAAATATCCCGGAGGATTTGGAGTTGCCAAGCTCGATATAAATTGTCATTGTAAAGTAAAATATGAAAGGATGAAAAATAATGAGTAAATTCCAAAATAGCTTTGAAATCCCAGATAGTATTTTAAAAGATACAAAAAAATTAAATGAATTTTTAGAACAAGCTTATAATTCTTTTTGTGTAAATTATTTTAATCAAATTAAAGATTTAATCGGATTTACGCAGGTTATCGGAGAAAAAGAAAAGCCGGCCGAAAATAGAAAAGCCCAGATCGTTATATTTACTGCCGATGATGTAAAAATTAAAGTAAAAGACGAATTAAAAAAACATGGGGGTAGTTTATCTAAAAGCGAAGATTTACCCAAGTATGTTAAAAATAATATTCCTACTACCATAACACAGCTAGAAGACAGTAAAAATAAAGAGGTGAAATAATATGTCATCTTTTGGGAGATATGTTCAAAAAGATTTTACAGATGGAAGCACAGCGGTGCCGTTGTCGGCCGCAAATATGGACGAGATTTCAAGAGTTTGCGAAATTGCAGACGAAGAACTTGGAAGATCGCAATATTTTAGATTTCGAGATTATAAGCAATATTATTATGATCGAAATGTTAAAACAATAGAATATTTCCAAGATCATACTGATTGGACAGGGCTAAGCGGCGGCGAGACTTTGTCTACAGATACAACAAATAAATTTATTGGGGAATCCGGCGTTAGATGTACAGAGGACGACGACACAGCCAGTTTTATTGGTATGACTAGAAATATATCATCTATAGATTTAACAGAGTTTAACGATGGTGGGGCCAGTGGAGACGATGACATTATCGCTTATAGTGTTTATGTGAGTGATGATACAAAATTACAAAGTATCACAGTTAAGCTTGGGGATGATAACAGTAATAATTATAGTTATAGTGTTTTTGCTTCAAGTCTTGGAAATGGCTATAATACATTATATGTTAGAAAAAGCGAATTTGCGGTTAATGGAACCCCCAGCGGATGGGACGACATAACATGGATAAATTGTCAAAGTTATACAGAAACTAACGGTTCCGGCGGTTATTTTACAGCTTTATTTTTACAGTTAATAAGAGAAGACCCGGAGCATCCATATTATTCTAACCCATTTCAAATTTACCGGGGATCTATTACAGGTTGGGAAAATATTTTTTCTCAACTATCAGACTTATATCAAATATACAAAGACCCCACAATAAACAGATTAGGCATGGGAAAAGTAAATGAAAAAAATGAATCTGGAAATGAATATGATTTGCATGTTTTTTGTTCTGTTGTTGAATTTATTGGGAAATTTGAAATGTATTGCAAGGATGCCGGGGAATTAACAAGTATAACCTGGCATGTGGATACTGATAATTATATAGAGGTCTATTGTCAATTAGATGTTTTCTATCTAAGTATATGGGAAGCCGGGGTTAATACGACTTATTCGGTTGCATTAACTAATTCTCTACTCTATAATGAAAGAGTAAATTTATATGTTGAAAAGCAAGGCGACTATATAAAAGCTATGTTGAAAAAAGATGGCGAATTAATAAGAGTCTTAGAACATGAGACAACTATTAGCAGTGATTCAATAGGTTGTGTTTATTTTGGCCACTATTCAACAACCGGCCATAGTTTTATAACTGATTTTAGTTTTTCCAATACTCAAAATGCACAACTAGAATCATGGGATAGTGAAAAAGTTATTATTAAAAAAGAAGCTGAAATAAGAAGTTCAACAACTACTTTATCTAACGATAATGAATTATTTGTTTATTTACCGCCAAATAATATTTTTTCGATTGAGGTCGAATTATTGACAACAGCTTCAAGTACTACGCCAGATATAAAATTAAATTATGACTCCGATGGTGATGTTGAATGTTTAAATAGAATCTTAATGGGGGCCGAAACTAGCATGACAACGTCTTCAAATACAGGGCTTAGAGGTGGATATACAAGTTCATTAACAACGGCGGTTAATTATGGAACATATGCTTCCGGTTCTTGGATTAAAGAAAAATTATTAATTAAAACGTCAAATATTGGCGGTAAAGTCCATTTACAATGGGCCCAAAATGCATCAAGCGGAACAACTACAATTAATAAAAACTCAAATATGAAAGTAAAAATGTTAAAAAGCTAAAAAATGATGTATAATATATTTAAATAGTCACTCCTTTACTCTTAGCTAGAGTATAAAAAAGCTATAATTAGGAGGTAGAAAAAAATGGAATGGTTAAAAAGATTATTAGGAGATAATTATAGTAAGTTGAGTTCTGAAGTTTTAAGTATTCTTAAGGATTCTTTAGGAGAGTCGGAATATGTACCAAATGACCCAACAAAAATTATTCCTAAAAATGTATTTAATGAAAAACTAGAGAAGATTAAATTATTAGAAACTCAAATAACACAATATCAAGAACAATTAAAACATACTGGTGACATGGTTACTGGTTCAGAAATGAAAACTAAACTAGAGACGCAAAAAGTTGAATTTGAGAATTTAATAAAACAACAAAAGCAAGAATACGAACAACGAATCGAAAATGACAATAAAAAACATCTGATTGAAAGTACTTTATCAAGTCAAGGTTGTTTACATCCTGATTTGGTTATGGGAAAAATAAATTTAGATGATGTTATTGTTAAGGACGATAACATCTTAAATGGTGATAAAATAATTTTACCATTAAAGGATAATTACAAGGCTTTATTTACTAATAAAGTTACCGGGAATACTCCACCAAGTGGAGGAGGCACAAACCCACCACCACAGCCAAGCAGTAAAGAAGACTTGATAAAAAAATATAATGAAGCCGAAAAAAATCAAGACTTTTTGACTATGCAAAAAGTACAAAGAGAAATAAAACAAGTTAGTGGTGATGGCGAATAATAAATCTTTAAAGGAGTGATATTATTATGGCTTACACAGACAGTGAAGACCTCAATTATTTAGGTCAAATTTTTATGCTTGGAGCTAGGCAGACACCATTTATTAATGCTTTAGGAAATCCTATTTCAAATGGTGAATTAAATCCTGCCGTTGCTTCAAGAACAAATTCATTTGAATTTGCTGTCGCTCAGCCGGTTGACACCGGTGCAGGTTCACAGCCTGCAATTACAGAGGCATCCTCTGTCACTGGCGTTACTGCAAACACAATTACAAGAGGGCAAGATGTTAATACTTGTCAAATCTTTCAAAGAAAAGCGGAAGTGTCCTATAAAAAACTTTCTACAACAGGAACTGTTAATAATGCTTTGAGTGGGGTTCACAATATTGATGGAGCCCAAGCCGGTATGACTTTTGGTGTTGATGGAAACCCTGTACAATCTGAGTTAGATTTCCAACTTATGACTAATATGCGAGGTATGGCTTCCGATCTTAACTATTCATGTATTAATGGAAGTTATCAAGGTGCGGCCAGTGCGGCAACAGCGGCAAAAATGAGAGGCTTAGCAAATGCAATTACAACAAATGCAGTTGCGGCCGGAACAGTGGCTTTAAAACAGTCTCATGTTAATTCTGTAATTAAAGCAATGGTTGATTCCGGTGCTATTATGCAAAGAATTGTTGCTTTGTGTAATAGCTTTCAAAGACAGGCTTTAGGGGCATTGTATGAGTTTGTTCCAATGGACAGATTTATTGGAGGTTCTCAAGTCTCTGCATTTTATACCGACTTTGGCATGATAGACATTATGTATGACCCTAATATGCCAACAGGTAGCATTTTCTTTGTTGAAATGACTGTATGCAGAATTAAAGCATGTCCAATTCAAGGAAGACTTGTATTAGTAGAAGATAAACCGACAGATGGTGCGTCTTATGCAAAACAAGTATATACCCAGTTGGGACTTGATTATGGCCCAGAAGAATATCATGGAAAAATTACTGGTCTAACTACTTCTTAAAGTTAACATAAATAAACATGGGGGATTATTCCCCCAATTTTAATATAAAAAAGGTGATAATATGGATAAAGATACTAAAATGTATTTAGACTTAAAATTAGACCCAATGTCTAAAAAAATCGACGAAATTTCTCAAAAATTAGATAATTTCGTAACAAAAGAAAATTGTCAATTGATTCAAAAGGCAAACTCAAAAAAAAACTTTATGAATCTGAGTGATAGGCAATTTAATATATTAGTTGGTGCTATATGTTCAATAATTGGGGCAATATTCGGCGTAAATATATGATATAATGGAATTAACACTACGGAACAAATGACGTTTTAATCGTCTTCTAGTGTTGAAAATAAGAGATTGGAAAGAGTTCAATTCTATTTTCCTTAGATATTATTTGTTCAAATAAAACAATATTTAAGGAGGTCTAAAAAATGGCTGATAGCTATTTAGAAATTTTGCAACAAAAAGTAAAAAATCCTAACTTAAGTAAATATTTCGAGTACATGTTTTCATCAGGTACTCCGGTTAATGCCGTTGCAAGTAAAGGAACTTTGACATTAGATACTCAACCAACTGCCGGGGATACTATGACAATTGGTACTAAAGTATATACATTTACAGCAGATGGAACAGCTGCCGCCGATGGAGAAATTGATGTCGGTGCTGATCTTGCGGATTGTAAAACATTGATTCCGGCCGCAATAAACGGAACCGACGGAATTAATACGGCCCATACCCAAGTAACTGCTGCCGCTTTTGTTGGTGATGATATGGCAATTACAGCAAGTACAAAAGGAACTGCCGGAGACGATATCGCAACGACTGAGACATTCACAGCCGTAACAAATGTTTTTGATGCCGCTACATTAGGCACAACAACTGCCGGAGTAGATGGAACAGTTGGCACTGCTGGACAGATGAAATATGATACAAGTTATTTATATCTTTGTGGTGCTGATAATGCAATTTCAGGGGCCAATTGGATAAGGATGGGGGCATCGTATTAATGAGTAATTTTCAAACTCAACATATAACTCCTATTACCGTAAACCCAGCAGATCAAGAAACAACTAATGCTTATGCAGATGTCGACGGCTCACTGATCGACACTTATGGAAAAAGTATAATTAGTTATACTTGTAAAAATACAGATGGAGCAAATAGCATTGATTGGAAGGTCTTAGCTTCCAATGATGGCACAACATATATTGAGGCTCAGGCCGAAGCAAGCTTAGCGGCCGCCGCTGTCGGAACATTTACAAGCATTGCATATTATAGATATTATAAAGTGCAAGTCAAGGCCACAGTTGCCGACAGTCAAGGAGATGCACAAATTGAAGGGATAAGTAAAGCGGGGTGATTTTATGGCCGGTTTTAACAGAATTTTAAATTTTATTGGTGTGTTAGATAATAAAGAGTTTGAATGTATGAATGAAATAGGCCAATTTTGTAAATCCAAAATGGATGAATATGTACCAGTCGATACCGGTTATTTAAAATCAAGAAATGACTTTAAAGTTACGAAATTTTTTCATAGAAAATTAACATTAATAAATGATGCACCATATGCCGGTTATGTAGAAATGGGAACTTATAAAATGCAAGCTCAACCATTTATAAGACCGGCAATGGAAAATCATATATCAGAAATAAATGCAATTGCTAGGAGGGTCTACGGTGACATTTGATAAGTTAAAACAATATGCGAATGCAAGAATAGACGAATTAATATCTATTGATCTATATTCCAAATTAGCCCCAGAAGATGCAACATTCCCATATGTTGTAACAAACTTGTCATCTTCCAGTAATGAGATAAGAAATAGAACTGATTGGATTATAGATATTGATTTTTGGGATAACACAAATAATAGCTCTATAATAATAGCCCAAGCCGATCTTGTAAAAGCCGGCTTCAATTATTATTGGCAATCTGAGACAGAGGGATTTTATCAAAGTCATATTATATTTGAAGGAGAAATCCCGACCAGTATTCCCAATATGTCAAGAATCCAACAAAGATATTTATTAAAAGTGAGGTGATTTTTTTATGGCTAAAGGTCTAGTAACTCCAACGGTTCCGATTGATGATGATATTGCGTTAGGTGAGGCTAAAATATATGGTAATTATGGCCTACCAACAGAAATTGAGCTGGGAAGTACAAGAGGCGGTTTAAAAGTTGATATTGAAAGAGCCATAAAGGAAATTAAATCCGATGGGCAATATGGCCCCCATAAAGGATTAAGAAGATATGAAAAATTTATGGCCAAACTAACAATTCAAGCTTTGTGTTTAAAGTATTTTAATAGAAAAATTTTAAGCGATGCCGAAAGCGATACTTTGTTTGAGTCTAAAGGGTGGACAGTTGCAAGTGGTGGAGTTTACGCCGCCGAAACTTCTATAGTTTTAGAAGGCTCTCAATCAGCAAAAGGAACATTAACAAGTTCCGGGGATGGAATACATGAAGTTTATGCAAGTGCTAAAGATTTAACGGCCTTTGATAACGGTGAAGCTTCGACAACTGCCGACTATATTGGATTTGCAATTTATGTTACTACTCAAGATTTGGCCGATCTTGGAAGTGCTGATCTAAGAATTTCCTTCCATATGGATGCTGAGGACACCGAAACAAATTATTATTATTACGATGTTGCCGCAAGTGCTTTAACGGCAGACGAATGGACAAGTTTTAAAGTTCTTAAGTCTGCATTTACAGAAGCCGGAACCGGTAATTGGTCAGCGGTAACAGGTGTTAGTATTTCATTAGATGCCGCACCAGATGCAGAGGTAATTTTTTATATTGATTCTATAGAATTAATACAGGCACAAACACAATCAACTATTGTTCCGGTCAATGGTGGTGGCATGACTTACACAGATGAGGGGGACTATAGAAAATTTGTTCCTAATCTTACATTGAATGATAATGAATATTATTCAAATATAACAGTGGTAGGAATGAAACATAGTGGAAAACCTTTCAAAATAGAGTTGCAAGAATGTTTAAATGATGGAAATATAAGCTTAGCATTTCAAGAGAAAGACGAAGTTGTAAATAGTACACAATTTACGGCTCACTTTGACTCTAATGCAACAGTTATTCCATTGATAATCAGAGATTGGGACATTGTAGCATAATAAAGGAGGTGTAAAAAAATGGCAAAGGGAGTTTTTACCCCAGAAATACCAACAGATAATGATATACTTCTTGGCGAGGGCGTATTTTATGCCGATTATGGAGAAGTCGGCGAAGCCGTAATCGGAGCTACAAGAGGCGGCTCCAAATTAGAAGTTGAGAGAGTTATAAGGGAAATGCCATTTGATGGAGCTTATGGCCCTCATAAGGGATTAAGAAGATATGAAAGATATGCCCCTAAATTCACTGTTAATTTATTAAAAATGACATATCTTTCATTAAGTTATGGAATGCCATGTGATACCTCCGACGAAGGTAATTACCATGAGTTAGTATTTAGATTAAATATAGAGGATGCAGATTATTTAACTAATATTGCTTTTGTTGGTAAAAAACATGATGGCAAGCCATGTATTATAATTATTTATAATGCCTTAAACGATGGAAATATAAGCATGGATTTTAAGGAGAAAGACGAAGTTGTTGGAGAAATGCAGTATACTGGTCATTATGACAATAGTACCCCAACAACTCCACCACTAGAAATTAGAGATTATGATGTTGCGGCATAGAAAAGGAGCGTTTTAAATGAGTGAAATTAAAGAATTTGCTTATGATGATATTTATATCGTTTCTGAAATGTTAGATAAGATGGAAATTAAATCTTATATGGAATATTTGGAGCGAAAATTGTTACAAATAAGTAAAAGTAATTTACCGGAAGAACAAATGAAAAAAGCAAAAAAAGATGCTTTAAGTCTTGATGTAATGGGTTTTGTTGTTACAAAAATACATAAGGCAAAGCCACAAGTTGATAGATTAATTATGTCTTATCATAATTTATCGAATGAGGAATTAAAGGCTTTAGGGCTTAAAAAAAGTATAGTATTTTTTAAAGAAATGCTGAAGAATGGTCTTATAGACATGATTAAAGATGTTGTAAGTGAATTTAAAGAAGATGGCACAATGGACGATATTTTTAAATTAGGTTTAAAAAAAACATTGAGCTAGAAACTTTAATGTTTGTGTACAAAGATTTTAATTATGTAAATCATATATTTAGCCTACCCTACAAACAAGGACGAAATTTATATTTAAAATGTTTGGGTAGGCTAAAAAAGCAACAAGAAGAAAAATTAGAAGCAAAACAATGGGATTTATATTTATTTGATATTGAACAAAGAAATTTTGAAGGTTCTTTTAATGATTATAGAGAAAAATTAAATAGTAAAAATGAAGATCTGAAAATGTCAGATGAAAAAAAAGAACAGGAAGAAAACAGAATAAAAAACGATGTCCAAAAAATCATCGATCTTGATAGAAGGAGGAATAAAAATGTTTAAAAATTTTGAGGAAGCTAAGAAGGCCGGATATAAAGGAACGGCTAAAGACTTTGAAAAAGATTTAAATGATACACTTAGAATCTTAAAAGATCAAGAAAAAATTAGAAAAAGTGATACCTTTGATAATAGGCTAGAGGGAACATTAAATAAAATGCTAAATATGTTTTATTTAAACCTAACATGCCAAGATCATAAAGGTTACCATCAAATATTTGAGTATTTATTTGATTTTATGATTTTAGAAAATATAAATATAAATAATAAAAAAACATATCAAGAATATATTCTTGATACTAGGTGTAAGGAGGTCGAAAAAAAATGCCAATAGTAACATTAACAGAAGTGCAAACTTTGGCCCAGATTTCCGGGAATGATGCTCTTATTACCGCACTAATACCAATGGTAGAAGATAAAATAGTATCTCATTGCAATAATGAATTTATAGGAGTTTACGAGTCATTAAATGGTATTAGTCCAATTGTGTATGATTATTCAAATACCATTTACTTTCAAAACTCAGACAATTCTTTGAATGATGATACAAACGATTTTACAACTATGAATTTTAAAGCAAATGATAATATTAGAGTTTATAATTCTTTACACAATGACCGAACATTTACGATTGATAGTATTGCCGCTCATAAGATTGTATTAAATGCTATCAATGAAGTAAAAGACGAAGCCGCCGGAAATACAATAGTATTTGCAAGGGTAGATTATCCGGCAGAATTAAAGTTAACTGCGGCTATGATGGTAAAATTTAGGCTTCAAAAACAAGGAGTTATTTTTAAATCGGAAAAAATCGACGATTATTCATATACTAGGGAAGATCAGTTAGTAAATGGCTATCCATCAAGTATTATGAGTGATTTGACCGATTATTGCAGTCTGATAAAAAAATCAATACCAGCAAATATTTTATATTTTAGACAGGAGTGATTTGATGATTGAGGATTATTATGTTTCAATGACTAGAAAAGTTCCTACAAATCCTAAAAACTCCAAGTTTGAATATGTGCCAAGTTATACACAATCTACTATTAACGGTTATATCGGGAGCCGCACCGATATACAACAGCCGGACGGTGGAAAATGGACGATCAAAACACAATATAGATTTTATTCAAATACAAATTGTAATCATGGAGATATTATTGTTTTTAACTCAGAAAATTACAGATTAATTTCTGACATGCAAAATACAATTAATATGGGCCATCACTACAAGGGTTATGTCGAAAAGGTCGAGGGGGTGGATTAATAAATGCAAATATTTGAAGTTTTTGGAGATTTGATCTTTAGAGATCATAATACCAGAGAACAACTAAATAATTTATCGGGGACGGTTGATAGAGTGCAGGCAGGATTCCAACAGTTCGGGGCTAATATAATGAATATCGGTTCAAAAATTAGCGGTTTTGGGAATATGATGTACAATAATGTTACCGTACCGATTGTTAATGTTGTAAAAGATAGTATTATGATGCGATCAGACCTAACAGAGTCTTTCAATGTTATAGATACTGTTTTCGGAAAATCTTCCGATGAAGTCAAAGACTGGTCTGATAATCTTATGCAAGATTTTGGGATGACAAAACTAAGAGCCCTTGACTATGTCGGAAGTATGGGGGCTATGTTAGAAGCTTCGGGCTTAAATGCAAAGCAGACTAAAACTTTTAGTAAATCGCTGGTGGAATTAACTGGTGATATGTCCTCATTCTATAATTTATCCCATGAAGAAGTTTGGGAAAAAATTAGGGCCGGTATATCTGGCGAGACTGAGCCACTTAAATCTTTAGGAATTAATATGAGTGTGGCAAACCTTGAGGCCTATGCCTTGTCAAAGGGAATTAATAAGGCATGGAAGGAAATGTCGCAAGCTGAACAAGTAAATCTTAGATATAACTATCTAATGGAAAAAACTAAAAAAGTACAGGGTGATTTTTCCAAGACCAGTGATTCATTCGCTAATAGATTGAGATTATTATCTGGTGAATGGGATAATTTAAAAATGGCTATTGGTGAAAAATTATTACCAGTGGCCGAAAAAGCATTAGACTTTTTCGTAAAATTTAAAGAAAGAATCCAAGATATACCGGGGATTGGTAAAATGGCCGCCGGATTGGCAGTTGTGGCGGCAGTGATTGGGCCACTGGCTATATTATTCGGAACCCTTGTGACTGTTATAGGTGGTTTTATTGCTGTAGTCTCAGCAATAGGGGCCCCAATATTGGCGGCCGTTGCGGCAGTTGGTTTAATATTGCCAGTTTTGGCGGCACTAGAGGCGGCTATATTATATGTTTATTATAAAACTGGAATTTTAAGATCGGCATTTGAATTTATAAAGGGAGTAATTGAAGCCGTTGCGGCGGCAATACAAGGAAATGGAGCATTAGCCTTTAATATTTTAACTGAAAAATTAGGGGTTAGTGAATCAAAAGCCCTTGCATTTGTAGCCCAAATACGAAGGGCTACAATGGCAGTTCAAAGAGTAGGTGAAGTTGTAAAGGATGTTGCGAAATTAATTAGTTTAATGTTTGCTGGAAAACAACAGGCTATCATTGATTTACTTGTTAAAAAGTTTGGTATGAGTAAAAAAGAGGCTGTCGGATTTGCGGCAAAATTAATAAATCTAAAAAATAAGGCTATAGAATTTGCTAATAAGGTAAAATCAGTAGCTATTACAGCAATGACAGCCTTTGGCAAGAAAATAACCCAAGTTAGTAAATTTATTTACGAACATAGGGCAGAAATAGCGAAGGCAATAGGAAAAATGGTTGATTTTGCCGGAAAGGTTATTTCTGCAATGTCCAAAATTTTAAGTGCGGCAAGTAAAGCAAAAACTTTTGCAAGTCGTGTAAAAAGCTATATTGCTTCTGGTATTTCTGGGGCAATTTCAGTATTAAATAAATTAAATAGGTCTGCATCTTCAGTATTTAGTGCGGTTGCAAGTGCCGCTTATAAGGTAAAAAGTGCGATACAAAGCATTGTTGGAGCCGTTTCATCGGTAATAAATAAAATAGCTAGTATACATTTTCCAAAGCCTCCAAGCTGGTTCCCGGGATTTGCTAAAGGTGTTACTAATTTTGCCGGTGGGGTTGCATTAGTTGGAGAAAATGGCCCGGAAATAGTAGAATTACCCGGCGGGAGTAATGTAATCCCAAATCATAAAGTAAAAGACTATGTAAGAGATTTACAGCCGTTAAGAATTGACGAGTCGCAAACAGTAACAAAAGGGCCACAATCTATCTATATAGATTTTAAAAATATGATAGTACACCAAAGATCAGATGTAGATTATTTATTAAATCAGCTTATGTCAAAGTTAAAATTAAAGGGGGTTAGAATCAAAAATGCTTAGAAAATTACTCATTAATAATGGTATTGCATATGGTGAGGGCGTTTATGGTTCAGGCCTCTATGGTGGATTTTCAGAAGTTAAAATCGCCGATAATTGGAAATTTCAAAAGTCAATTAATTCCCAAGTTCCATTTACATTTACTGTTATAGATAATCCCGATTCAATAGAGATCAAAAAAGGACTTGAGTCAAGATTTTTAGTTGATAATGTTACGAAGTTTGCCGGAATTATTTTAAAAATAGTTCCATATGAACCGATGCCCAATTATTTATATTATGACATAACATGTGCCACTTTTGTAAAATTAATAGCTAAAAGGCGATTTGGTGCAGTTTTTGAAAATAAAACTGCCGGATATATTGTAAATTGGCTGATTGATAATTATTTTTATCAAGAAGGAATAACGGCCGGGACTATTCAAACCGGCCCACTTTTTGATAAAGTTGTGTTTAATTATCTGACTGGTGAGGAAGCATTAAATAAATTACAGACGGCCGCACCGGGATATAATTGGCATATTGACGATAATAAAAGACTACATTTTTATGCTAAGGCAACAAATAAATCAATCTACACAATTGATTCATCATTCCAGCACTCAGGATTTTATTATCATGATACGTTGGAGGAATATAGAAATGTCCAAATTATAGAGGGTGGACTTAGAGAAATCGACCTGATCGAAGATTACGAGCCATCACCAAAACCCGACGGAATAGCAAGGGATTTTGTTGTTAAACATCCCATCGGTCGTGAGCCGACTATTTATATAAACAGTGTAGCAGTTCCGGCCGCTGATGTTGGTGTTAATGGATACAATACAGGTAAAAAATGGTACTGGTCTTATAACTCAGATAAATTAACACATGATAGTAGCGAAGCCGTATTGACTGATAGTGATAATATCCTTGTAGATTTCTACGGAGTCCTTCCGGTTAGATTAAAATATGAGGATAATGTTAAGATAAACGAAAGAGCCGGAATAGATGGGAACTCTGGAAAATATGAAGAAATTTATAAAAATGTTGATATAAAATCTAATTCTGCCGCAGTAAAATATGCAAAAGGTTTAGTTGCTAAATATGAAGATCAGGGATATATCGATCTATTTATAGATCATGATCTTGGCGATCTGGACGTAAACATGTTAGTAAAAGTTGAAAAGCCTTTATTTGGAATCGACGACTGGTTTTTAGTTGAGTCTATAAGTGCCCAGTGGCAGACTGCCGAATTTGTAACTTATAAATTAAAACTTTTATCTGGTGAATTTGTCGGCAATTGGGAAGATTATTTAAAGTCATTATTAACGGTTGAGAATGAAATAAATGCCGATGATATAGTAGTTCAATATAAGTCATTTTCCGAAATTTGGTTATGGGCTGGAACTTATCAGGCCTCAATTTTTACTCTATTAGCCCCGGATATTGATTTGGCCCCAAATATTGATTTGGCCCCGGGAACTACTAAATTAAATTATACTTTATATGACTAGAGGTGATTTTATGAGAATTGAAGAAAAATTAAAATGGCATGGTCATATATTAGCGGTAATACGTGACCATGAAACAAAAGAAATTAAAAAAAGAAAAATTATACAAAATCAAATTACAGACTCAGCCCTTGACGAAATTATCAAGGGGCTTTATGCTTCTAGCCCAGACATAGAGATAAAAGAAATGGCCTTCGGTGATGGAACGACAGCTCCAAGTGCCAGCGATTCAACATTAGTAAATGAAACTTATAGAGTTTCAAATACTGAGCTTGGAAGAACTGACACCGGGCAAGTAACAAGTGAGTTTGTGTTAAATTATGTTGAGTATTTGGCCGTTCAACCTTCCGGGGTAATAAATGAAATTGGCATTTTTGCCGGTACTAGTGCCGAAGTTTGGGGCAGTGGAGCCGGAAAAGATACCGGATTATTAATAGCAAGAGTGTTATTTCCTTATACATTGCAATCAGGTGAGGAAATATTTTTTCAAAGAATTGATAATATGACAGCTTAATAGGAGGTGAGACAATGAGTGTAACATATACAACTAATATGGCATTAGGTAAGCCAACAGTTTTGGATTCTGTTAATGTATGGGGGACAGAATTAAACACAATATTTGATAAATTGGATAAAGCGATTATGTCAAATAATTTTGCGGAAAATTCAGCAAGTCATTCAGGCCTTAACTTCTATTATTTGAATGGCCGCTTAATGGATGGAATAACTCTTCGGGAAATTTCCGGCAATTTTGTAACCCTAACAGATGATACAACAAATTATGTTGAAGTTTCAACCGCTGGAACAGTCTCAGCAAATACAACAAGTTTTACCGCTGGAAGTATTCCATTATTTACTGTAATTACATCATCTGGCAGTATATCAACTGTAAATGATAAACGATCTTATATGACAGCTTCATATAATTCTTTATTTACATTAAATAGTAGTGTTGTTGAGACTGATTATAATTTTTTGGTTGGAACCGGAACAAAAAAAGATTGGGCCACTACTTTTGAATATATACAATTATCAGGAAATAGCTCTTTAGCATTTACTAAAACCGCCGGGGCCAATAGTGAGTTATATATAACTAATAATGGTTATTACGATACTACAGATTCACGATGGGAATATATTTCAGAAGATGAAGCAAGCAGAATAATTTTAGAAGATGGAAAAATAAAACTGCAAACTGCTGTTAGTGGCGTCGCAGACGACCCAATTACTTTTATTGATGTTATGATGATGGATAGTACCAATAATGTTTTTATTAATGGAGCCAGCAAGCCGACGGACTCTGTCGGAGCATTGCATATTAAACAGGGAACCGACCCGACAAGTTCTTCGGCCGATCAAATATCATTTTTTGCAACGGCCGGAGCTAATAGTACATTAGGGATAAGAACGGAAGAAACTGTTGCCGTTGATGTTGACGAGACCCAATTTTCACATAAACACAGAATAAATATAAATGGTACCGAATATTATTTAATGTTAATTTCTGTGTAAATTGTGGTATAATTTATTTAAATCAGTGGGTAAAAAAAATAGGTGAGTAAATAAATTTTACTTGCTTATTTTATTTCCGGGTAATATTATACCTAGCAAAAAATTTGCTAGGTATAAAAAAGTTGGTGATAATAATTGCTTAAATTACTATTAATATTAAAATCAATTATCGGAATTATTAGAAGTAATTCCGATAATGGAATTAACATTTTTATTCTATCAGATAAAGAAGTAGATGAAAATTTAAATTTTGCTAACAACAAAAAACAATTCCCAATATATATGGGAGACGAGGAAATTTAGTGGTTAGCAAGGTTGCTAATTAAAAAAAATATACCTAGCAAAAAAAATATTGCTAGGTACATTTATACCTAGCAATATTTTTATGTTATACTATTTTATGATTTAATATTTTATCCTTAGCAAGCAAAATCGTTTTTAATTTTTCTTCATCTGTTTTTGATAGATGAAGATTAATTATTTCCGTCGGAAGTGGACAATACATTTTATAAATTTTTATTCCTTCTCTATTCAGATCATTTTTTAAATCTGATAAATTTTTTAAAGTAATGTCTTCAGCTACATGAATTTTTACCAACATTATTTAATTTCCTCCATTTCTTTTAACAGATCGTCAAACTTATTATTAGTATTTGTTGTTTCATAACTATTAATAAAATTGTGTATAATTTCTCTTAGTTCTTTTAAATCTTGCCTCATTTCTTTAATAATCTTAATATATTCCTTATCCATTTAATCACTCCTCATATTATAAAACATATTATAAATAAATAAATTTGATAGATAAATTGTATCAAAGATTATAACTCTGGCTATAAAACTATCTATATAGAAGTTAATCACTATAACGAGATAGATTAAAAAACTAAACATTATTTCTAATCCTCTTATTTTTATTGTCATTTATTTATCTCCTATATTTTTTAATTCTATTGATGGTAAAACTTCTTTTATACCTATACTATTACTCATTTCTATAACTCTTTTTTTGGCTAACTGGAAAATATCCTTATAAAACATTTCTTTTTCCATACCTTCAATAATAGCCTGTTTTACAATCATATCAGCTATTATAATTTTACTTAATTGCTGAATATTTAATATTTCTCTTACATTCTTAAATTTTTCTTTTATCAAGAAAAATGCCTGATTTTCCATTTTGCTAATTGCCATATAATATTTATTTGCTGACTTGGAACCCTGATTTTTTGCATATTCAATAAATATTTTTATAATATCAGTCTCTTGCTTACGTCCTAGTTTAGATTGATTTCTAGTTTCGATATATTGTTGATTTTGTTTAATAGTTTTTTGCTCTAGTATCCATTTACGTTGTGCAACAAATTGTTTTGATATTTTCATTTTTAAATTTAAAACTAAATCTTTTTCATTTGCTTTTGTTCGCATATTCATTATTAAAAATAAATATTGTTCTTCATTAAGATAATAAATATTTTTAGGCTGACCGCTTTTTCCAGTTTTTAGGCTTTTTTCAAAAGTGAGTATTCCAAGTTTTTTTAATTCATTTTCATATACATTTATCAAATTAATTATTCTTTGATGAGGTCTTTTTAATTCCTTTGCTAAAATATCAGTAGCAACATAAATCTCATCTTTTTTAATTGTTAATAAATTATTCAATGTTAACACTCCTTAAAATTTAATAAATATATTATACAATAATTATTTTATAGTATCAATATTAAATAATTTAAAAACGTTAGTTTCAATATATTGCTGATTTTGCTTTTGTGTTTTCTGCTCAAGTATCCATTTACGCATTTTAAAAAATTCTTGAGTTATTCTTTTTTTAAATTCTAAAACTTTATCGTTTTCATTTTGCTTAACTCTTAACATCATTATTAAAAATGTTAAATGTTGCTCGTTTAAATAGTAATATTTTGCATTTATTCCTTTTCTTTGGGACATTTCAAATTCCCCAACTTTTCCCATTTCTTCAAAATCTTTTCTATATTGTTT